CCACCACCCATTTTAGGTCTTGTTCCTTTCATCTTACTAAGAAGAGAACTTATCACGGGAACTTTAGTAAATCCACGCCTTATTAATCTTGCTTTATCACCGATATTTGCTGTTCCTGCTATATTTCTAGCATGAGAGGCATTCAGACGACTTAGTTGCTTATTAGTCAACCCCTTCTTAAGATTACCACCTCCAGTTGTTCCCCCTCCAGTTGTTCCAGTAGATCTCCCCCTAAAGGGCAACCCACCTATATTTTTAAGGATATTAAAAGCTCCCCTTAACATAACAACTGTACCGAGAAGATTACTAACGGTATTAAATATTATTCCCCCAATAACTAAACCTGCAATTAACTTCCAATGTTTAGATACTATATTAACGATCTTGTCTACTCTTCCTGAATTATCAGATAACCATTTCAATCCTTTATTAACAACAAACCCTGCTGCCAACCATCCAAAAAATCCTAATATTCTACTAAAAACACCTTTTATAGGAGTAGTAACAGTCTGAAATACTTTACCGATACCTCCCCCTAATTTAGTATCCTTTGCTCCATCAGCACCTATTTTACCACCTTTCATAGTGGAGGTGGTCTTTCTAATATTCTTTATTTCATCTTCTTCTTGGGCAATTCTATAAGCAAAATCTAAAGCTAATTGTTTTTGTATCTCTTGGAGAATATTATTAGTTTCAACTAATGTCTGAGAAACTGGTGTACCTGAAGGTGTTAATATAGGATTAGCAGTTGAACGACGACCAAAAATTGAAGAAGAAACTTTAGTTATCTTCGGTAAGAAAGATTTAGTTTTGAAAATCGACTTAAATGCCACTTTGTTGTTGTTGTTTTAAATTTTCTTCTTCAATATATTGCTGGAGAAGTGAAATGTAAATCTCTCTTTCCCACGGAATCATATTTTCTAACTCTGTTAAGCTGTATTTATGGTGCTGGATCAAGGCAAAGTTTGTTCTATAATAATTTTCCAAACTTTCATGAGCCAGGGCTAGTTGAAAAAAGATGCAAGGCCCTCAATTACAACTTCGTTTTCAACTTTAGTTTTGGGATTAGTTACCTTAAGAGTATGAGAAAGTTTAGGCATCGTGTCAAAAAATGACTCCACATCCTTAAACTGTTTAGAGTTCATCTGTTCAACAAAATCCTTTAATTCTTTCTTAGTACATTCGGTAGCATCCCATGCTTCCTCTTCATTATATACTTGCTTAATGCAAGACATGATTACATTTAATGACTCATCAACTTGACTTTTTTGAGCATCAATCTCAAAATTAGATTCAATAAACTGTGTTAATGATGGATATTGCATTTGGACTGACAAATTATCATCCAATTTTATAATATTAGAATGTTTAGGATCTTTCTGTACTTTAATTGAATCAATATCAATTTCAACAGGAACCTGTGTCTCACCATCATCTGGACAAGTTACATTAACCTCCACTGTTTCACCAACAGACTTGGCACGAACATTCAAGAACAAATATTCAATGTCAAAAGTTGCTAATTTCTCAACTTTAATACCTCTTGACAAAATACAATTTCCAATAACATTTTTAATTGCATTAGTAATTTGTTTAGTATCTTCTGATTCTAATGCCATGATTAGAATCTTCTCCTCTTTAACTAAAAAAGGTCTATATTTAATTTTTTTATTACTCGACGGTAATACCAACTCATAAGTCGGAGCAGATATTTGTGGTAAAGGCATAATTTTTAAAACACTTCAGTAAGGTTATTTAGCAACTAATTCCAACCTCCCATTATATAACGATCATAGGCAAATTGTATAGTTACTTTTAATATATCAGCATCTCCATAAGACACTGGAATTGATGTCATAGCTTTAGGAAATGCATTTATAAACTCATATCCTACTTGATGTTCAAAATTTCTATCAAATTTTACAATTGATAATGTTCCACATTTATATCCCACAGTATCATTAGATTGCATAGGATAATTAAATCGACGATAATAATTTTGATCAGTTCCTCTAGTAACACCATCTACTGTATTATCACCTGAAATATAATCCATCCATCCCTCAAAAAACTTAAGTACATTATATTTCATGTCCACATAAAATGTAAAATCACTATCAAGGTACATTCGAGTATGGGCAAATTGTTGATTTATACCCTGAAAATTATCTTTAACTTCTGCCGTCGCAAATGAACTAGAAGGTAAAGTAGCTTCAGAACACATAATACCAATAGCACCATTCAAGTAATTATTATCCACACTATAAAATCTCTCAAGATACTCTTTAAGTGCTCCTGTAATTCCAGAAATACTTACCTGATATTGGTTTGTTAAAGACAGTTTAGTAATGTCAGTTCTGTTCAAAACATTCATTTTGAACTTTTGGATTACTGTTGCCATAAATACCTTATATTATTTTTATATTATTTCTATTTAGATGTCTTATAAAGGAAGATATAGACCAAACAATCCATTAAAGTATAAAGGTGACTATAGAAACATAATTTACCGTTCTTTATGGGAACTTAAGTTCATGAAATATTGTGATAGTAATCAGAATATTTTAGAGTGGGGAAGTGAAGAGTTCTTTCTTCCTTATAGATCTCCTTTAGATAATAGAGTTCATAGATACTTCCCAGACTTTTACATTAAGGTAAGAGAAAACACTGGTAAAATTAAAAAAATGATTATTGAGGTAAAACCTCTAAGACAATGTATGGAACCAAAACGTCAAAAAAAGAAAACAAGAGGATATATCTATGAAGTACGTGAATATGCAAAAAATCAGGCAAAATGGAAAGCAGCAGAAGAATACTGTATGGACAGAGGCTTAGAATTTAAAATATTAACAGAAAAAGAATTAGGAATATCTAAATGACCTCAAGTTACCCAACTGATGACAAACACAATAGAATTCGTGGTGTTGTAGATAATTTAATGGGAACAGAAGACCCTGATGATTTGATGATAGAAATGATGGAAGCTCTTAATAATACCGTCACTCCTGTTCCTGATGTGGGAAAATATTATACATTTGTTTATAATCCTAAAACTAATAATATAGAATATGATGCACATCCTTTAGTTGCAGTAACTGATATATTCCGTTGGGGATTTAGAGGTATCAATTTTCATTGGGGTAATTATAGGCAATATACGTGGAATGAGGTCGTAGGTCAGTTGTATGAAGTCTATCCAGAGGAACTTGCGGATGCAAGAGAGATACCTTTTGGAAAAAGACAACTAAATAGTTAAAAATATAGGTCGATAAATGCCCCCAAGATTACCTGGCAGTCAACGAAACGCTAACAGAATACAGAGAAACGAAGAAAAAGCACAAATACGAGAACAAATACAAGCTATCGCTGATGATGGTGGTATCTCATATAGAGCTGCTGAACGAATATATAACAATTCTAACCTTGATAATGATGCGAAACAACTAACCATTGATAATAATCAATGGTGGGATTTTCTTGATTTGGTTCCTGATCCAGGAGATGAAAAGAATAACCAAACGAAGAAAGAAGAGGGTAATACAAGTGATGATGAAGTTGAACCATGGAAGAATCCTTGGGAGAAATTTTCACGAAGAGATGGAAGATGGGCATTAGGTAGAAGTCCTAGTCCCAGAATGCCATCTGATCTACGATACCCATATAGTACAATAGATAATACTCAAGATTTTCTAAAGTTTTCTGTTTTTGAGTATAAGAGATCTTACCGAACTCCACTATCAAGAAGAACTAGAATGATAGTTTCTTCGGGCAGAGAATCTTTAGAGGGAGAACAAGGTAATCTAAGAGATACTAGAGATTTATTAGGAAATATTATTCTTCCAATTCCAGCACAACTTGCAGATACTAACTCTATTGCTTGGGGTGAATCTAGAATGAATGAATTGGAAAATCAACTATATACAGGTGCGATGGGAGCAATCTCAGGAGATGGGGGAATAGATAAGGTAAAAGATGCTTTTAAAGGAACTTTAGAGACCCTTGGTGCCAATCCAAACATGGTATCAAGTTTTTTTGCTCAAAAAGCAGTTAATTCACTTATTGGTGGAAATATTACTTTAGATCAACTCATGGCTAGAAGTCAAGGAGAAATCCTAAATCCAAATTTAGAATTATTATTTTCTGGTCCGACTCTTAGAAATTTTACCTTTAATTTCAAGTTAACCCCTCGTTATGAAAAAGAAGCACAAATTATAAGAACAATAATAAAAGCATTTAAGAGAAATATGGCACCAAAAGGTTCTGGGGGAACTGTATTAAGAACACCAAATATATTCCAAATTGAATATATGGGCAGAGCAAAAGATTATTTAAATAGAATGAAACTATGTGCTCTTAAAAATGTAGCTGTCAATTATACAGGTGATGGTACATTTGCAACATATAAAGATGGTGCACCAATTTCATCTATGCTTACACTCTCATTTACAGAACTTACACCAATCTATAATGAGGATTATGCAGGTTATGATAACAACGAAGACGGAGTAGGATTCTAAGATGGGATACTTTAGAGAATTACCAAACCTAGAATATCAAAACTTTTTATCGGATAGTCTCTCTTCTCAGAGTTATCTAACTGTTAAAAACTTATTCAGAAGAAACAAACTACGTGATGACTTACAAAATGTTTTTACAGTATTTGATAAGTATGAAATAATGGAAGGTGCAAGACCTGATACTGTGGCAGAGGAATATTATGGTAATTCCGAATTAGATTGGGTCGTTCTTATAACTGCTGGTATTATTAATGTAAGAAATGAATGGCCTTTATCAAATAGAGATTTATATTATTACGTACTTAATATTTACAAGAATGAAGCTGCTTTAGGAGATATACACCATTATGAAACTAAGGAAATTAGAGATTCTAATAATAAATTAATTTTACCTAAAGGTAAACATGTAGATAAAGATTTTTCAATATCATATTATGAAGGAAATACTTATATTACACCTGGTTCCGACTCAATCATTCTAGGTATTAGTAATTGGGAATATCAAACAATAGAAAATGATAAAAAAAGATCTATATTCCTTTTAAGGAGAAGATATTTACAACAATTCTTAAATGATATGAGAGATATTATGATATATCAAAGATCCTCTCAGAGAATCACCGATAGATTAGCGAAAACAGAAAATACAAGAGTTACAATGCCATAAAA